AAGGACAGAGGGCAAGAGATGTTAGAATTGATTGCAAGAGATATAGCTAGGAGTGTTAGATAATGGCATTACTTACATCAATAAGAGATGGGTTAAAAACTAATTTAGAAACTATTGCAGGTTTAACTGCTTATGAGTATGTTCCAGATTTTATAGATCCACCTATTGCTTTAGTAGCACCACTAAATACTTTAAACTATGATTCTACAATGGCTAGAGGTGCTGATACCTATGAGATACCTGTTATAGTGTATATATCAAGAATTGATGCACAAACTGCTCAAGATGAAGTAGATAACTATTTAGCTAGTACAGGAGCAACTTCTGTAAAAGCAGCAATAGAAAGTGATCCTACTTTGGGAGGTGCAGCTATGTCTGTTAGAGTTATAAGTGCAAGTGATTATGGAGAATATGAAGTAACACAGGGAACTAGCTTTCTTGGTGTAACATTCAATGTAGAGGTAATAGCATAATGAAAGTAAAAATTTTAATAGGAAGTGATTTTTCACTAGATAAGAAAGATAAAAGAGTTGAGGCAGGAGAAGTTTTAGACTTGCCAGAAAAGATAGCTAAATCACTAATCAAGAATAATGCAGCAGTTAAGTTTGATAGTAAAATGATGAAAGAGGAGGAGGAATAATAAATGCCTACTTTTAATCATGGTAAAAATGCTGTTGTGTTATTAGATAACACTAATCTTTCAACAACTTTAACAGATGCAGCTTTATCATTAACAGCAGATGTTGCTGAAACTTCAACTTTTTCAAGTTCATCAAAAACCTATGTTGCAGGACTTAAAGATGGTACTGTAACTCTTTCAGGTTATTTTGAGAGTACAGATCCTGATGCAGATGCTGAGTTTTTATCTCAGCTAGGAGGATCTGGTGCAGCATTCTCCATTGCACCTATAGGATATACTAGAGGGAATGCTGTATCTTTTGGAAACACAATAGGAACTTCCTATGATAGATCAGCAGATGTAGGATCAGTTGTTGCAGTAGCAGTAGCATTCCAATTTGATGGAGATGCTTATAATGGTAAGTCTTTACTTACTCCAACTTCTGTAACAGGTAGCTCTAATGAAACACAAGTTGATTATGGAGCTGCAGGAACTAATGGTGGTGCAGGAGTTCTACATTGTACAGCAAGTACAGGAAGCCCAACATTAGATGTTAAAATACAAACAAGCACAGATGGAGCAGTTTGGAGTGATTATATAACTTTTACTCAAGCAACAGGCTCTACTTCTGAGCTATTAACAAGTGCAAGTAATCCTAATAGGTATGCAAGAGCAGTTTTAACTTTTGGTGGAACAGGCTCAATAACTGCTGCTGTAGGATTTGCACAGGGATAAATTAAGGAAAATAGGAGAAAGATAAATGCCAACATTTACACATGGAAAGAATGCAGCTTTTAAAATAGATGATTCTGGAGGAACATTAAGAGATATTTCTAATGTTTTAACAGATGTTGCTGTTTCAAGAACTGCAGATGTAGCAGAGGTTTCAGCATTCTCAAATAGTTCTAAGGCTTATGTAGCAGGACTAAAGGATGCAACAATAACAATCTCTGGATCTTTTGATGCAACTGTTGATGGTTACTTATCTGGAATACTTGGTGTTGAGGGATCTTTTGAGTTCTATCCAATAGGAACTACAGGAGGAAATCCTAAAGCATCAGGAGAAGCTATCTGCACAAGTTATGATAGAACTCCTGATGTAGGAGGAGCTGTAACATTTACTGCTGCTTTTCAAGTTTCTGGAGATGTAACTGAGGGAACTGCTTAAAATAATACTTAAGTAATTCACAACAGAAAGAGGTTATGATGAAAAGACTTAGCTTAGATGATATATCTAATGCACCATCTCTACCTGAAAAAGAAATTGAGATACCTGAATGGGATGCAACAGTTCTAGTTACAGGGTTAACTAAAGCAGATGCAGTAGAAATCAATGAACTATCTGAAAAAGATGGTGTTAGAGATGAAGTTTTATTTGAGAAACATTTACTTCTAAAAGGATTAAAAGAGCCACAATTTGATGATTTAGATCAAGTTGAGGAGTTTTATAGTAAAGCTACACCTAGTATTGTAGATAAAATTCTTATAGGGATTTATAGGTGTATGGCTTGGACTAAGGAGGATCAGGCTTCAATAGCCTCTGAGTTTCCAGAATAATACAGAGTTGGCTTTTGAATTTAGACTAGCTTTAGATTTAGGCATGACAGTTGATGCTCTAAGAAAGTCTATGAGTATGCAAGAATTTGAATCTTGGAAGTTATACTACATAGATAAGAATAAAAAAGAGCAGAAAGCTATTACAGAGGCTAATGCTAGAGCAAAACTGAGGAGATAATGGCAAGAGCAACTTTAGAGATGTTCCTAAAGCTAACAGGAGCTAATAAAACATCTGAGGGTTTAGATAAAGTTTCTAAATCAACTAAAGAACTAGATAAAGATGTAAAAAACTCTGCAAAACAAAATGAACAATTTGCAGCAGGAATGTCTGGACTTGGTGCAACAGCTATTGTTGGTGCAGCAGGTTTAGCAGCTAAATCTCTTTTAGATTTTTCTATGTCTGCTATACAAGCAGCTAGTTCAGCTCAAGAAGCTGCAGGAGCTTTTGGAACTACTTTTGGTGAAGCTGCAGAAAAACTCAATGAACAACTTGCAGAAAATGCTAACTTATTTGGTTTAACACAAGCAGAAGCACAACAATTAGTAGCTGTATTAGGATCTGTAGCACAGGGTGTTGGTTTTACTCAACAAGAATCTGCAGACTTATCATCAGAACTATTTAATCTTGCAGGAGATATAGCATCATTCAATAACATTACTGCAGGTGCAGAGCCTGTTCTTAGAGCTTTTAGATCAGCTATTGTAGGAGAGAGGGAGGCATTAGCCACTTATGGAATCAAAGTTTTGGAAACTGAGGTGCAACAAAAAGCACTAACAATGGGATTAGCTGCATCAGTTGATGCTTTGACTTTACAAGATAAAGCTCTTGCAACTACTGAATTAATATTTGAAAAAGCAACAGTTCAAATTGGTAATGCAAAAAGAGAGCAGGATGGTTTTGCTGCACAAACATTAATAGCTAGAAGTGCATCAGCAGAATTAACAGAACAACTTGGAGAGCAATTAGTTCCTGCAGCAGGAGAAGTCTTAAGAGTATTTAATGAAATTAGAGAGGAATCTACTCCTGCATTAATAGATAGATTTTCTGATCTAAATCTACAGGTACTTGGTGTTGTTTCTGTTTTTGAATCATTAAGAGATGTATTATCACTTAGTGATAAAGCCTCTGAGGAAAATTTAAGAACTCAATTAGCTTCTACTAATCAAATAACAAGAATAGGTGCTGCATTAAAAGCATTAGGAATAATTAGAAAAACTGAAATGGGAGTAGAAAAAGCTCAACAAATACAAACACAGAAATTGACTGAGCAATTTGAAAACTACAATAATGCACAAGAAAAAATAATACAATCTTTTGTCAGTTATAGACAGGGTGTAGCAATTACAAGAGTTGCAACACAAAAATATGGAGAGGAAATAGATAAAAGATTTAATCCTATTTTTGGAGAGCAAAACTCTTTAATTTTAACAAATATTCAACTAGAAACAGATAGAAAGAAACTATTAGATTTAATTACTGATGCTAATGCAGGTGTTGCATCAGCTACTAGAAATAGAAATCAAGCTGCTAAAGAATTAAATGAATTACAAATACAGGAAAATGTTAGAGATGCTGAAGCAGCAATTAGAAAAGCAGAACTTGAAACACAAATAGGATTACTTAATCAAGCTAAAGCCAATGGCAAAGATGTTACTTTAGATCTTGCACTAGCAGAAGCAGAACTTGCTGAAGCAGAGTTTGAATTAGCTAATGATTCAGATAGATTGACACTTGCTAGAGAAAGATTAGATATAGCTGAACAAAACTTACAAAGAGCTATAGAAAATCAAGAAAAAGCAATAGAAGAAAGAAATTCACAATTAATTAGATCTATTGAATTAACTAATGAACAAACACAAGCAAATAAGAATCTAGCTTCAACTATTACAGGTTTAGAGGGTACAGATTTTGGTAGATTAGTAAATCAGGGATTTGTATCTTTAGGAGATACAACTGGAAATGGAGTAGATACAGATGCTGCTTTGTTAGGAGATCAACAAAATATAACAAAAAATAATGGTGGTGGGGGAGATATAAACCAAACTATTGTATTTGAACTTGATGGAGATGAAATACAGAGATTTAACACTAAATTGCAGCAGCAGGGTAAAACTTTTCAGATAAGATAATGAGTGTTCCTTTTGATTCTAATGTTACTTTAACTTGTGAAATAGCTTTTGATAGTAATCCATTAGACAGTTCACAATCTTGGACAGATGTCTCTGCTTATTTAAGAAGTTTTGAAACAACTAGAGGAAGAATAAGCAACTTATCACAATTCCAGACAGGAACTGCAGTTGTTACCTTAGATAACAGAGATAATAGATTTTCTCCTAATCAAACAACTTATTATTATGATGCAACTAATGGCAGAACTAAAATACAACCTCTTAAAAGGCTTAGAATAAGAGCTGAGTATGATTCTACAACTTATGATATCTTTCATGGCTTTGTAGAGAGCTTTCCTGTGCAATATGCAGGACAGGGCTATGATGCCTCAACAAAAATAAGAGTTGTAGATGCTTTTAAGCTATTTTTTAATGCAACTTTAGATGGTATTGGATGGCAGTTAGGTATATCAAAACTTGGATCTACTACTAGATTAACTTTATCTCAAGCACAAGAATTAAGCTCTGTTAGGGTTAAAAACATACTTGATAGCTTTGGTTATAGTAATCAGGCAATATCTACAGGACAATTAGAAGTTCAAACACAATCAGAAACAGATGACTTATTAACAGCTTTAAGGAAAGTAGAAACAGCAGAAAATGGTACTTTCTTTATAGCAGCTAATGGAGATGCAACTTTTAGAGATAGAAACTTTAGATTAACAAATACTACAACTCCAGATGCTACTTTTGGGCAGGGAGTAGGAGAGTTACCTTATGTTGATATTATTAGCTCCTATGATGATAATAAAATTGTTAATACAGTACAGAGAACAAGAACAGGTGGATTTACACAGATTGCAATAGATTCAGACTCAGTAGAGAGATTTGGAACTCATGTTTTAACTGAATCTGGAACATTAAATGTTAGTGATGCCAATGCTTTATCAATAGCTAGTCAGAAAGTAGTAGCTAACTCTATACCACAAACAACTGTAGAGAGCTTATCTTTTGCTCCTCAACAAAATGTAAATCTTTGGGAGAAAGCACTAGGATTAGAAATAGGAAGTTATG